TCGTTCGATGCGAATACAACTTCATGTGGGTTCAAGCTTGTATGCTATGTCAACCCAAGTAAGGAATCATTGAGATAGCAAGTTGAACAGTTTCAAAGCCACCGACGAGCCCGAGAGTAAGAAAGGACACAAGCACGTTAAGACGTACAAGACCTTCAAGGTTGGATTCTTTTTCTGCACGTCGTTCTTCACGGGTCATCAACCACTGTGCAAAGCGCTCGGTCTTAGTTGGCATTTTCGTTTCTTCAATTGGTTCTTCAGACATTTTGGGCAACCTCCTTGATTAGTTGCAATACTGCTTGATCATCGGTAAGCTTGACTTCTTCGAGTTCGACCAGGTAATTAATTCGAGGTATTGTCGAAGCGTTTGTGTCAGCTCGAACAAATAGATCTCGAATGACTACATGATCCGGGTCGATGATGTCGCTCTTGTGTAGCACTGAAAAGGAAGTGCTCATCGTGGTCGATGACCATGCGATCTGTGTGTTGTCTTCACAGTACCAGTCTTGTAGTGCTCCCCGTTGTTCCAGGGCTAAGACGCCTGAACAATCGGATGCACCTGAAGACATGTCCACAGGGAAGATTTGGAAGTTTGTAACTTTGAATCCGCGGTTGATGTTGGCATCGTCTACGATCAGGCGCTTAATTTCACCATTGCCAATCGTTCCACGCAATGTACGCTTCATTTCTTAGCCTCCTTGTGTGCAGCTCGAACAGCAGACTTGAATCCGCCCTTCTTCCACTCGCCGTTCTTCTTCTTGTACTTCTTCGAGACTCGCTTGAACGCGGCCTTGTATTTTCGATTGTACGCGGATACCTTGCGCTTCTTTGTTGGCTCTTTGGCCGCTGCAACAGCACCGGTAGTAGTACCCTCAACAAATCCCTGGACAAGTTCGGGAGGCAAACCAGTGGCGGTAGCGACAGGGACCAGGAGAGCATCAGCAAGTTCTCTCAGTTTGAGAGCGAGCCGAATGTCGTCACTTGTTGGCAATTAAATCGCCTCACTGTTGGGAAAGTGCAAGTGCCATTGCAGCGGACTGGGAAAGAGTCTCAACAGTACATTCAAGCACAATTGAGACTTTATCGCAATGATCGAAGGATTGGTCAACACCAAGATAGATCTGTTCAACACCAACAAGGTAGCCCTTGGTCCAGTGTTGTGGAGCGATGTTAAGTCCTTCAGACATCATCACAACCTCAGTAGCACTGGTAGCAATAGCCAGCGATCCGCTCGAGATAAGACTTCGATCTGTAACATCCACCATGTTGGTTTGCGATTGGGTTGTAAGTTGGAACGACGTTTGAGTTGATGAGTTTGGTGCACCAGCGTATGCAGATAGTGGTCCTCCATATTCTACACTGATGTTGTGAATGCGCAACACACTCTTGCCGAGTGCATCGACGTAGGCACCTAGATCCACACTTGATTGTGCGAAGTTCAATGCGTTAGTTGGTGTGCTTGCTCTGATAAAAAAACTGTCTGATTTTGCCATTGTGTTCATCTCTTTTGTTTAGGTGTCCAGGGGTTGGTTCAGTGCATGAATTAACTGGCCGGCTCCCCCGGACATAGGATCTACCCCCCATGCAGCACTTAATCTTCTCTACCGGTGGCACGCCGTCAAATAGACCCCCACACCACACCACCCCTATGTATAGCCATAGGCTATAGGCATTTCGCTGATGCGTATGTACATATAGTAGTGGCTCTTAGGACTAAACATGGCGGACAGACCATTAACTAACACACTATACTTGACGAAAGAACAAATGGAATGGCTTAAGATTGCAATCCACCATCGCATCTTGATTCAAGATGAAGATGAACCACAGGATTGGCAATACGACGTGATGCATCACGTAGATTATGCACACAAGCAGTTTAATTTTTGTCGTAAATGCATGACTCATTGGGTCGCACGTTACTCTGATGACACTCACAAGTGCCCACCAAAGGAGGAAGAGTGATGCCAAACCGCACCATCAGCCTCGACGAAGTAAGCGATGCGATCCGAAAGCAACTGGTCAAAGACGGTGAGAACTTCTCTCACTGGGTTCGATTACAGTTGAGGAAACATCAGCCGGGTGAAAGTGAACCGAAAGTGAAACCTGCACCACCTCGGAACTACATGTGCAAGAATTGTTTCGGCAATCATTGGACTGCCGACTGTCCGACGTTGGAGGCTTCTGAATGAAGCGGTGGCCATGTCCGGTATGTTCTGAGCTTAGATTGACTGATCCGCGGAACTCAAGATGCGCACGTTGTCAAAGATTAGGGAGGAAAGCAAATGTGCGTCAAGTGTGAAGCCTGCAATGAGACTTACTTCTGCAGGCACAACCAACGCCTAAGCACTGGTGAAGTCGTTCGATGCGAATACAACTTCATGTGGGTTCAAGCTTGTATGCTATGTCAACCCAAGTAAGGAATCATTGAGATAGCAAGTTGAACAGTTTCAAAGCCACCGACGAGCCCGAGAGTAAGAAAGGA